GAGGATAAGGTTTGGGTGCCGGATGTGAAATCCATCGGCAGCGGAGAGTTTGCCGAGCGGGTTGACCTGGTGCGATTCAACGCCGCCCTGCTTGAGCAATTCCGCGGCACCCTGGATGACATCGCCCAGGAGGTTGGGCAGCGCAAGCAGAATTCAACCTCATTGAACCTTGACCTGCAAGGGTTGACCGACGAACAGCTGGAACGGATTGCCAATGGCGAAGACCCGCTCAAAGTCATATCTGCAGCTGCGCGCGGAGGCTGAGCTTGAACTGCGCCGGCGGCAGATCCAGCGCAAGCCGGCCCAGGCGTTTATTGGATACCAGGCCTGGCTGAAACAGGTCACGCCGAACTGGGTGTGGAACTGGGACTATCAGCTCCTCATTCAGCAGCACCTTAACAAGATAACTGCAGGAGAGATGGAGAAGTTGATGCTCTTCATCCCGCCGCGGCACGGCAAGAGTGAGCTGGTCACCGTGCGCTACCCGGTCTACCGCCTGGAGAAGAACCCCGGCATGCGGGCGATCATCGGCGCATACAACCAGACGCTGGCAGAGAAATTCAGCCGCAAGAGTCGGCGGATCGCCTCCACCCGTGTGGCGCTGAGCAATGAACGCTCCGCCGTGCACGATTGGGAAACCACCGCCGGCGGCGGCATGCGAGCGGTGGGCGTGGGCGGCGGCATCACCGGCCAGGGCGGCGATCTGATCGTGATCGATGACCCGGTCAAGAACCGCAAGGAAGCGCAGTCGCGGGTTTACCGTGACGCGGTTTACGACTGGTACACCGATGATCTGTACACCCGCCAGGAACCCGGCTGCGCGATCATCCTGATTATGACCCGCTGGCATGAAGACGACCTGGCCGGGCGGATTTTGCGCAGCGAGGATGGGCCCAACTGGAAGGTGCTGCGGCTGCCGGCAGAGGCCGAAGCCAACGACCCGCTCGGGCGCCAGGTCGGTGAAGCGCTCAACCCGCAGCGCTACCCGCTGGAAGCGCTGGCCAAGATCAAGGTCGTGCTGAAACGCTCCTATTGGGCCCTGTACCAGCAGCGGCCAATGGAGCAAGAAGGCGACTTCTTCAAGCGCTCCTGGTTTGAGATCGTGCGCGGGGCCCCCACCGATGGCGCGGTGTACGTGCGCTACTGGGACCGCGGCGCCACGGCCAATGACGGCGATTATACGGTGGGCCTGCTGATGGCTCGCGTGGGCACCACCTATTACGTGATTGATGTCATCCGCGGGCAGTGGTCAAGCGGTGAGCGCGACCGGATCATCAAGCAAACCGCGGCGGCAGACCGGGCGAAGTACAGCAACGTACAGATCTGGCTGGAACAGGAACCGGGCAGCTCGGGCGTGGACGTGATTAATAACCTGGTGACCATGCTGAGCGGCTACGGCGTCCATGCCGACAAGGTTACCGGAGAAAAGGCAGTGCGGGCCGATCCATTGGCTAGCCAGGCGGAAGTGAGCAATGTCAAATTAGTGGTAGGCGCCTGGAATGAGGATTTTATCGACGAACTGACCTCGTTTCCCAACGGGGCCAATGACGACCAGGTCGATGCGGCCAGCGGCGCGTTCCTGCGCCTGGCAGACGCCGGCGCCACCTGGGACGATGTTCGTGACCTGGGAACTACAGAGAATTACTCGAATCGTTGGAGTTAGGAGATAACTATGGCAGTCGAATTTTCCGAAATTGGCAGGACCGGCCTTCAGCAGTTTATGGGGTTTGTTGAAGCCGCGTACCATAAAGATTTGCGCTGGCCAGGCGTGCAGCCGCTCTATTCGCGCCTGCGCCGCTCGGACCCCGAGGTCTCGATGGTGCGGTTCGTATTCTCCGCCCTCGCGCGCGGCCTGTCCTTTGAGGTGCAGCTGCCCGATAACCCCAACGCGGCAGACGAGGCGGCCGGCGAGTTTATCGAGCAATGCCTGGAAGATATGGACGGCGGCCCTTCGACCTTCCTGGACACGCTGATTAATAACGTGCCCTTCTTTGGTTGGGGCCTGTGGGAAATCGTGCCCGGCGTGCGCTCGCCCAAGTGGAAGCCGCCGGATGAAGACGACTGGCAGAGCCAGTACAGCGACAACAAGATTGGCATCCGCCGGCTGGGCTGGCGTGACAGCAGCTCGTTTTACCGCTGGGAATTCAACCCCAACGGCAAGGTTATCGGCATGGTGCAGTTTGTCTATCCCAACCCGATGGTGACCCTGCCGCTGGAGAACTGCCTGCATCTGACCTTCGGCGACAGCCACAACCCGGAAGGCCTGACGCCTTTAGAGGCGGTCTGGCGCCTGGAGCGAATTAAATACGGGCTTGAGATTGTCCAGGGCATCGGCTTCGAGCACTCCGCCGGCTATTTGGATGTCAAAGCCGAACAGGCCCTGACCCCGGCGGATAAGCAGGACGTGGCCAAAGCCGCGCATGCCGTGACCACCGCGCAGGAGGGCAATTATGCAGTATGGCCCAAAGGCTACACGGGCGAGTTGAAGGACATCCCTTTCAGCGCCGCTGCTGCGCTGCTTGAGGCAATCAAGTATTACGGCATTGTCAAGCTGCAACTGTTCCTGGCGCAGTGGATCACCCTATCGGCTACCACCGGCGCCGGCTCCAATGCGGCCATGACCGACAGCAGCAGCATGTTCATGACTGCCTTCAACGGCATGATGGAAGGCTTTGCCAACCAGATCGATAAGACCCTGGTGCCAAAGCTGAAGGAATGGAACCCATCGGTATTTCAGGGCGTCAGCGAGATGCCCAAGATCACCATCACCAGCCTGGGCAAGAAGATTTCTTTGGGCGAGCTGGCTTCAATCCTGGCTCCCCTGAAAGCCGTCATGCCCCTGGGCGATGAGGACTTCAAGGCCATCCGCAAGCTGACCGACTTCCTGCCCGAGAACTTGCCCAAGGTGAAGGACGCTCCGCAGGCGCCGCCGCAGGATAACGCGCCCGCGCAGGATGCCCCGCCTACAGAGGACACGCCGGAAGATGACGAACCGACCGACACGCCCCCAGCTGAAGCCGAACTGCGCAGCCGCTGGGCGCGCTATTTGCTCCACCACCCGGAGATGATGCGCAATGTCTAATATCGATGCGGCGATTGAGCACATCGCGGCCGCGGCCGCGGCAGTGGAACTTTCCATCGGTGATTACGCCCCGATTCGCTCCGCTTATAAAATCGAGTGCGCCGGCTACATCACCGAGTATCTGTACTCCGACAGTGTCAGGATCACCCGCTTCCGCAATCTGTTTAAGAAGGCGATCCTGGCTGCGTTTTACCCGGCCTTCGAGCAGGGCCTGATTGACGGCGGCGGAGCGGCGCCGGCGGAGGGCGAAGACCTGGAGTGGATCAACGCGCGCGTGGAGCGGGAGTTTGGTTTTGTGGACGAGCTGTTCTACCAGCTGCGCGACCTGAAAAAGGAAGCCAAAGACGAAGGCGCCGGTATCCTCGCCGGCGTGTCCGAGGCCAGGTCTGAGGGTTACGCGCGCACGCTGGATGGGATCTACAGCGCGGGCAAAGTGCGCGGAGCTGCCAATAAAATGCTCACCCTGGGCGGGCCGGACGGCAAGGAATCGTGCGGCACCTGCCAGCGCCTGAAGGGCCAGCGCCACAAGGCCAGTTGGTGGAAGAACCACGGCTTGCTGATCTACCGCGGCAACGACAACTACGAGTGCGGCTGCTGGGAATGCCAGCATTATCTGTATGACGACAAGGGCCAGGTTTACACGTTTTAGGAGGAGCGATGACCAAAACAAAACAGGAAGAAAACGACGAGCTGAAGGCGGAAATCGAAGCGCTCAAGAAACGCATCGAAGAGCTGGAGCGCGTCGTCAACCGCACCCTGCCGCGCGGCGCGCAGCTCGGGCCGGCCAAAATTGTCGAATTGAGCAAATGACCGATCCGGCGCCTCGCCCCATCTCCGACCTGAGCGCGCGCGTGGTCAGCCTGGCGCGCGAAATCGACCGCCTTCCGCCGGGCGAGTACGTCATCCGCCTGGTCAAGTGCGACCTGAAATCCATGCCGTGGCAGGCTGAAATCGTGCGCGCCGAATCGCTGCGGGTAATGGAATTGGGGAAGTAATTGTAATATTTTCCAACGGTGCTATAATAATTTTGTAGGATGCACGTTCTAAAAATTACATAGTATCGACCTCGTTCAACAACTGGCCGAACCACCGCAACCGCGGCGCGTTCGGCCTTTTTGTTTGGAGACCTTATGAAAAAAGATTTTCTGTTCGTAAACCTGCAGACACTGATGGACGCCAAAGCCATTGACGGCATGGCATCGGGCAAGTTCACCGATATGTGGGGCCAGCAGCTCGAGATCAAACCCGAAGACCTGGCCACCTACGTGCTCAAGACGCGCATGGCGCTGCAGTCCACCCGTGACGCCAATGGCGATGTGGTGGGCTTCCCGATTGACGCGATGAACCACAACCACGGCGAGGCCGCCGGCTGGATCACGGACGTGCAGCAGGTGGGCGGGGTGGTGCAGATCGTGCCGCGCTGGACCGAGATGGGCCGGCAGCTGGTTGGCTCAGATCAGATGCGCTTCTTCAGCCCGACCATTGATATCGAAGCGCAGGTTATCACGGGCGGCTCGTTGACCAACTGGCCGGCCAGCCGCACCGCCGATCACCAGATCCTGCTGCGCCCGGTGGAGCTCTCCGCACAGCTGGAGACGCTGCCCGAAATGAACCTGATCGAACGGGTGGAGATGGTCGTAGAAAAAGCTATTTCCGGGCTTGCCGCACGGCTGCCTGGTCCCAACAAGCCGGCGCCGGAAACGGAACCGGACACCACAGATTTGGAGGTAACAGATATGGATTTCGCCAACTTGACGCAGGAACAGAAAGACACGTTTCTCCAGCAAGCGCGAGCCGAACTGACCTCCGGCAATCCACCCGCCGAACTGCAGGCGCTGATCGAACAGAGCGCGGCCGTGATTGCGACTGAGCGCATTGCCACCGAGCAGCGCCAGGCGCACGTCACCGAGCTGTGCAGCCGGCTGACCGGTGGAACAGAAGCGCACCCCATGGGTTTGCCTATTCCTACTGATGAGCTGGCTGAATTTCTGACCTCGCTCTCCCCGGAAGCGCAGGCGAAAGCCGAGGGACTTCTGAGCCGGATTCACGAGGCCGGGCTGATCAGTTTTTCTGAGCGCGGATCTTCCCGCACCCAGGTCGGGACGGCGGTGATGCCGCCCGAGATGGCCGTTCACCTTAAATCCTGGATCGCTGCCGGGCAGACGATTGAGGAATTTTTCAAAGCCAACGCGGTTGAACTCGGTGCAATGGCCGATTACAACCTGGCTGAATTTGCGAAGGAGAAATAACCATGGGCGCTGTCACCAAAGATCAGCCGCTGCGGGTATACGGCAAAGCTAATACCCACAAGTTCATTGTGGATTCGTCCATCGCGCAGACCTGGTACAAGGGCGAAGCCCTGATCATCGACCAGTCCGCCGATACGGTCAACGTCACCCCCTGCCACGACATTACCCACCCCGTTGTGGCCGCTACCGATGTCTTCATGGGCATCGCCATGGAAGGCGGCAGCATCGCCATCTCCACCGCGGAGACCATTGAAAAGGCCGGCGTGGAAGCCTACATCGAGCCGACCGTGTTGGGCTTCAAGAACAACACCTCGATCACCAACGCCTCCGCCGGTCTGGGCGCTTACCTCCAGAACGCGGATCATGTTGATCTGGTCGCGGATGCCGCCGATATTCCGTACATCGGCATCATTCAGTTTGTCGAAGACGGCTACGTCTACATCAAGCTGGTTACCCAGGTTTGCGCCGGGGCATAAGGAACCTAGACCATGACTATCTCTGGAAACGTACCTCAACATCTCGTGGTCGGTGCCCGCACCGGGTTTCTGACCGCCGTTAGCGAGACCCGCTTTAACTGGCAGACCGTCGCCGGCCTGATCAACATGACCGGCAAGTCGCAGGATCTGGTGGACCTCGGCGCGGCTCCCATGCCCGTGGAAGATTTGGGCGGCGGGCCGATGCGTCACTTCATTGAGAAATCGGTGAACGTCAAGCCGCGCAACTGGGTGGTCAAAGTCGGCATTTCGTACAACGCCGTGCAAGACGACCAGACCTCGTCCCTCTTTACCAAGGTGCGCAGCGCCGGTGAAAACTTCCAGCGCGCGATCAATAACCTGGTCTTCAAAGCCCTGGACGCCGGCGATGCTTCCACCTACGGCCTGTGCTACGACGGCCTGACCTTCTTCAATGACGCGCATGTCGACAAGGGCGCGCATTACCAGACCGCCCAGGATAACCTGTTCGCCAACGCGGCGAGCGTGGCCAGCTGGAACACTGGCTATGTGCTGGCCAAGAGTTTCCGCGACGATCAGGGTGAATTCGTTGACCACGAGTACAACATCTTCCTGACCTCGCCTACCCTGCGCGATGT